CTGCCATTTTATCTATATGATAAAGTTTCCAATTAGTTGGTGCAGTATCGCATTCCCATAAACCACTGTCAGTTCCTATGTATAACTTATCTTCACCATCAGTTCCTGCCATAACAGCAACACCTTTAACACCAGATGTTGAATATATATTTACGGCTGCTCCACCTGCGTCATTTTCAGCAGACCAGTTATCTCCATTATCTGTTGATGAAAAAAATATAATTTTAGAATTTGTTTCATCCCACAAAACAGCTACAAGTTCTCCACCTATCTCTATTAATTTACCTGCATCTATACTTTCTCCTGCTGAAACAGAACTATCTAACAACGCAGAACCTAATTGACCTGTAGAGTTAACTGTCCAACTAGCACCATCTGTGCTTCTGTATACATAAATTTCATCGTTAGCTGCTATAAGTGCAACAAGATAACTTCCACTAACCACTAAATCTAATGGCATTAAGCCACCTTTAAATCTCACAGTTTGTACTGCATGAGCATATGATGTTCCTGCACTAAATGTTGCATTTTGCCCTAACGTAGTATCTGGAGAATATTGCCTTGTAACTCTTGATCTGTCTCCAGTTCTTACTGTTGTGTTTCCAGTACCTGCATTGACAGTTACACTTCCATCATCTACAAAAGCCATATCAAACCCAACGTCACCTATCGTAACTGTGATATCTGATGTTTGTGTTTCAGTATCATCACTATCATTATTTGACGTACCACCTGTAACAACGCTAGATACATTGTTTAAAGCAACTGCAATTACAGTAATAAAACCACTAAGATTTCCTGAAAGAGTTACTTCTGCATCGTTACTTCCCGTAGCAGGATCAGCTAACCCGAACACAGTAACGATGTTATCGTCAGTTCCGTCAGTTCCTGCTGTGCGTAACTTGCTCATAGAAACGCTATTGTAAGTAGCACTATCAGTAGTTTTATGGCTACTGGTTTGACGAGTACCTACAAATAAAAGAAGATACCTATCTTCTCCACCTGTAGAAACAGTAACAGTTTCTGTTGTTCCGGAAGTTGCATTAGCAGTAGCGTGATTTGTTATGTATCCAGTAAAAGATCCTAAATTTTCTACTTCTCCGGTTATTTCCCATTCCGGGTCATCGTCACTATCAAACTTAGCAGCAGAAATTACATGTCCTGTTGTATCTTCAAAGAGTGCATACAAAGTATTTTTAAACTCTGCTGATGCCCTTATTCTTTCAAGGCCTGTATGACTTGCAGTTTGGGATAGTAACGGCAGGTATATAGTTTCAAATCTTGTCTCAGATGTAGAGTTCCAAAACCTCTTATATTCTTCCGGGTCAAATGCTTTGTCAGATGATATTTTGTTTGAGCCAAATCCATTCATTAAATTAGGCACAACAAAGGATTCATACGGAGCCGTATCTTCCGGTCTTGTGCGACCAGTTTCTCTTATCGGCTGAATGTATTGCTGTACAGGGCGTGTAGACACTTTGGTGCCATCTTTATCGCCCACTAAAGCATATCCGTTTGAATTTATTTCTACGTCAAGTGACATTAAAACACCATTCTTGGAACGGCTACTGGAGGGGCTTTAACTTTTATCAAGTTACCCTCAACCGCTCTGATATAAGATTCTTCATATTGGCGTGCCATCTCGGCCCAATATGATGTAGGGTCTGCGGCAGCCATTCTGAGTGCGACAAGTTGTCTTACTTTGTCATATAGGGGATGTAGCAATTCTCCGTCTACTTCGACTGTATCTGAATCAGCAGATACGCTAGAAAGCATGTCCCTTCCAACTATTCTGATTCTTCTTTTGTCAGGTAATATCTCAGAGAATCTCAACACTCCGCCGTCACTAGCTCCTGCTACCGGAGGAACGTGTTCCCAGTTTCTTAGTTCTGTATATGGAACATCAGTCATTTCACTCTGACCTAATGTCATCCATACCTCATCGACAAATACAGGTATCGCAGCCCCCGAAGATATACTCAAGCCAACTGCTATAGATGTTGCTGTAGCACCTAAGTTGGCACTACCTTTTAAAAGTTCCCATCCTGTTCCGCTATGCGTTGCACTAAGGGCAGAACCAATGTAGAGACTTACCCTAGATGCAGTCGTGCAATATACCCAGGCAGATAAATTACATTCCTGTCCCTCTGTTGCGACTGCTGTATAAGAACTAGATGCAGAATCGTAAGTTTGTAAAAGAGTTGTAGCAACACTATTTGGAACTACAATTCTTGCTGAATTATCGCCATATAATACGCCGTAGTTTTCGGGGTTAGTAGTTTCAGCTTCCTGATTTACACTTGCCCCTGACCCGGAAATAGTCCAATTATCACAAGATGTAGTAGATGACCAATCTTCAAAGTCACCATTTAACAGTAGGTTATCCCCTGATTCAGCAGTTCTTTTATTTCCTAGATAAACTCTGTCTATCCTTCGCATAGTAGATGGAAGCGTGTATGTGTGTTGCCTGTTACCTGTAATGATAGTTTCAAAATCTCTTACCAAAGAGATATCTGGAAACACCTGTTCACGGGCTTCGTTATATAAACTCAATACATCACTCGGATCTACAGCAGATAATTCATATGTGGCGGCACTAGAATCAGCACTCCAGTTTGCACCTGCTGCTGTAAGGGTTCCTGACGATGCAACGTAATCAGTTAATCTTCTGATTTGTCCTGAATTATTTTGTGATGTTACTTGAATAAACCATCTATTATTAAAATAATCATTTACGCTAAATCTCTTTGTTAAATTAGTATCAATGACAGATGCGTTAGAAGAAGACAAGTTTGTAGTTACGGTCCCTGTTACAAGACCCATAGGTCTTAATATATCTTGTCTCATTGTTGAGAATGTAGTGGTCGGCATTAAGCACCTTCCTTATATTTGGTATTTATTCTGCTACCCATTGAGTGTTATCCTCATCCCATACATAGTTCCCACTATCAGGCCTTGCCGTTGGTGGATCCCATCTACAAGTACTTTCATTTAACTGCCATGAATTAAATGGCTTTGGCGGTATGAAAGCATCTCTACCGCTATCCCATGTAAAACCGATTCCTGCATAGTTTTTTCTTATACGGGCGTTATAACTTGTCTGCACCCAGTTGGTATCGCTTCCTAATAAACCTTTCATAAAAGCAATACCTACAGATTCTGATTCGTCTCCATTGCCATCCTGGCAATCTGAATCAGCTACGACAGTTACATTTATAACTATGTTTGAATCATCTATTTGTGCAAAATGTGCCATCATTTACACCTATTGAAATTTGTACTTAATAATTACTACGCCAGAGCCGCCATTTCCGCCGTCATCTGAACTAGATGTTTGTGAAGAACCTCCTCCGCCTGAACCAGTATTGGCAGAACCATTACCCGGAGAACCTGAACCTGTTGCTCCTGCTCCTCCGCCCCCAGAACCTCCGGAACCTCCAGAGCCAGAACTATAAGTTCCACCACCTCCGCCACCTGCGTAAGTGACAGAACTACCTGTAATAGAACTTGCTGTTCCATTACCGCCATTACCACCGGAAGCTCCACTATTTGCAGAACCACTTCCTGATTTTCCACCACCGCCACCACCACCGGCGTTAGTTCCTCCAGAGCCACCAGAATTTCCTTGACCAGCTGTGCCACTACCTCCAGAGCCGTTTCCACCACCACCACCGGAACCTCCGTTACGACCATTTGAGCCACCCGATCCGTGACCTCCGCCACCACCACCGGTTGCAGAAACTGAACCTAATGCAAAAGTAGAATTTCCACCATCTGAGCCTTGTGAGTTCTCGTCTCCACCTCCGGCACCTGCAGCTCCTACTACTACAGCATATGTAGTTACACTAGCTGTAATTTCAGAAGCAGTAAGCATTCCACCGGCTCCACCGCCACCGGCTCCGTTATTGGCATTAGCACCACCGCCACCTCCGCCGCCACCTCCGGCAACGACTAGATATTCAATCTGATCGCCTGCGCCGGAGCCGCCTTTGGATGTGACTTCAAACGTGCCATTAGAGGTAAAGCTGTGGACTTTGTAATCGCCTGACGTAGCTATGCTACCGCCTGTGGCTACAATAAAAGACTCACCCGTTAACTCAAGACCATTAACAGCCTGAATGTTTGCATCAGTCTTATCGTTTAGCTTTTCTATACTAGCTATAGCTACATCGTTTATTTTTTCTATTTCGTTAGCCATATTGCTACCTACTAGGCATGTTCGATAACATCATTGCTAGGATTGAATAGTAATGAATTGGCTGTAACTGCAAATCCCAATACCTGAACAAAGTCTCCATCTGAATCAGGAGCAGTTTCTTCAGGTACATTTTGAGAACTAGTTTCTGCTTCAGGAGCGTAGACTTTAGCCCCTACTGTATAAGATGGAAACGATCCGTTATCAGCTATAAATCCATATAGTAAAAATTTACCAGTAGCATCGGCACTTATATCAGCTGCAGCCATTGCTACAACAGGCATAGTGCCTGCGGCTGAAGCAACAGCTTTCCACATCTTAGAATCGCCTGCTTTGAAGTAAACAACTTCTCCTCTTACAAGGTCTTCTCCTGCTGTAAATGTAGCTGTAATTCCTGATACAGACTCATCACTTGGCGATGAATCTAAATGAGCATCTGCAGTTATATCTACTATACCTGCGGCAACAGTACCTGTAGTAGTAATATTGCTTGCACCGTTATTTATTGCTCCAAAGTTAGATGTAATAGACCCTGAGTCTAATGCACCTGTAGTTACTATATTAGAACTACCTGCAGCCGGAGCTGCAGAGATATCTGATAATACTTCTGACGCACTTCTGCCTTCTATAGTAGTTCCGTCAACTCTAAGAAAATCATCGTCAACTACACCTGCGGCAAATTGAGCTGTGTCATGTTGTGAAATACCTTTAGCAATTTGTAGTTTATTACTAGAGATTTCTAATCCACTATTTGTCCCTAAATCAACAGCTACCGTAACTGTGCCACTAGTGCCACCGCCGGATATTCCGTCTCCGGCTGTAACGCCTTCAATATCGCCTGTTCCGGGTTTTGATACTCCTGATGATAATACGCCTGACATTAGTTCATACCTGGCACTTTGTTCCAGAATTCAAAGTCTATGGTTGCTGCGTTAGAAGCATTTTGACGGATGACTTGAAATCCTGTAACTTCATCTCTGGATCTTAAAACGATAATATCGCCTGCCGCCCATTGCCTGCCTTTAGTTGTAGTAGGTGCAGTTCCATCCCTTGTCTCAACAACGGAATTAGTCCTGACATACCCCTCTGCATAGTTAGCCTGATCTGGAACTGTCAAAGACGTTGCCGAATCAGTAACAGCATGAGTTACTAAAGAACTAGGAATGGGAGAAAAATTATTCTTAGCCATTACCTTTTCCTCTGTTCTGGTTATTGCCAGAACTTCTAGGAGCTTCACGTTCAGCGAGCAATCTTATGGCTTCTGCCAGATTATCCTGACGTTCTAGTTCCCTTTGTTTTTCTTTTTGTAGTTCGTCACCGTTAATGGTTGCCCATTCTCTACGGTGTCTTTTTTCCATATGTATTCTTAAATCATGAGAAGCTACGATGTTTGCTTTACGACATACAGGGAGTCCCATAGAGTCGTATTTTTCTCTGTTGGGATCATCTGCATGCAACATACATTTAATTTTGCCTTTGGAAGGTTCTAGGCCTTCAGGCTTTCTTGTAGTAAATGCGTATGTTCCGTCTTCATGAGTTTTAGAAAGTTGCTGTTCAAGCATGTTTCGATTAACTGTGCTTCGGTCTCCTGTTTTTGTGTTGTAAACATAGACATAGCCGGCACTTCTTAATTCAGTTGCCGTCATCTGTATTCCGTTTGCACTACCAATAGGAGTTCCGACTTTCATATTGCCCGGTTCCTCTGCCTGTTCTGCATCTCTTAACATTTCATGTACTGAAGGTTCGTCAGCCATTACGTTCGCTCCTTTTTAAAGAGGGGACCAAATGTACTTTGCCCTCTCTTCCACTTGTTTTTCTCTTCCACGTTGTCCCAGAAAATTTTGTTCCAGTCTCTGGGCTTAACTTCAGTTTTGGGCGGTGGTTTTAAATTCATGTCCTGTGCTAGACGAATTGCTTCTTCCACCGTATATAGACTTTCACCGCCGCCTTTACCGTCAGGTACACCACATATAAGTTGGAACTGTTCACCGAAGAGTCTTGCATCTCCGATGTCTCGTTCCATCCTTACTTTCCGGTCACTTCTAATAACCGTTATTGCCTGGTACCTTCTCAGTCCTTTGGAATCAGGACCCATCCTATTCATCTCAGAGAGGTAATAGCACGGCTCATGACTCCAAAGTTCCGATGTGGCTAGTTCAACAAGTTTTGCCACTTACCTCTCCTAAATGGTGAAGTCTCTAGCACTTCTTACATAGAAGTAATCAACATCCATGGTTAGTGCTGTAGTTGTTTTTGCTTCGACAACCAGAATTACTGCCATATCAACTGATGTTGAAACAGCACCTGTTTTTGTCTGCTTTAGAACACCATCGATATACCATCGGCATGTTCCGTTCTCTGCAACTTCAAGTCTCAAAATCTGAAACTCTCCTGCAGTAGCTACATCATCTGCATCTACGTTAGTAGAGGTGGTTTCACCTGTTGTGGTTCCACCGTTATAGATCATGTGCCAGTCTGTTGCGTCTGTTAGTTCTGAGCAAAATAAGAAACCTGCACCGTCAGATGCTGTAAGAGTTATAGTTGTGCCATTGCCGTGAAAGACATCATCTTCTAAAGAAACGGTGTCTGTATTGACATCGCTTAATCCAAAGAATACTTCTCTGTTAGCAACTGCAGGTAACCGAACTCTAGCTTCAGCAACTATGGTTCCCATGTTTCCTACGTCAAACATGGTTGCGGTAGAAACACCGACTGCATGCTTGTCTTCGTTTGTGGTAGTGAACTGTGCAACACCATTTACTCCGTCAGAGTCTAGTGAGACTATCCCGGAGTCTGTTTCTGCAAGTCCGTCACCAATTACTCGTAAGGATCCGATATTTCCAAACGCATTAGTTAATGCGACAGGAACTTCTGCCCCTACGAAATCTTCAAATATTTCAATTTGACCCTTTGGTCCTTGAACTGTAGCCATTTTCTTTTTCCTTCTGAAGCTCTAGCTCCAATTGCCTTATACGCTTCCTGTAGGGAGCGACTACTTCTGATATATTTCCTGTTTTACGAGGTACGGCAGCAAGATTTTCAATCCTGTTATCTGCCATATCTCCATTCATGTTGTGTACAACCCAACCTTTAGGAATGGGGCCATGCTTTTCAGACCACGCTTTCCTTCTAGCATTCATTAACTCGTTGGGGCTGTAGCATCTGCTATAACTTCATATAGCCAGTTACCTGCAGACCTTTCGCCATATGCGAATTCATCATAGTGATACATTGCTGTAGCACCGCCACCGAGTTCAGGCATTCGCTTGGTCTCGATGTATGGTGATCGACCTTCTACAAGTACTAGAGCTGCCTGTGAGAAAACTCCGCCTTTAGCGTCATCATCACCGTCAATGGATATGTTTCCATCTTCGTAGAGTCTTGCGCCTGCGATAGTTCCTCTGTAGCGGTTCTGGTAGGCTTCAACAGATATTCCATCTGTTAATGGCGCACCACTTGTACTTGCGTCTAGACCTGATGCTATTAATTCGTCATCAATGTCTTTTAAGCAGAATCCATGGTGAACTGCGTGTATTGGAACATTGGCAGGAGCAGGCTCTGTTGTATTCGATGTAATTCGATATGCAGCAGCTGCGATCTCACCGGAATCAAGGGCGTTTCCTGCAGCACCTAATGCTGTAGTTGCACCATCTATTGCGGTAATTCCATCCTGGTCTTTCTTTCGCTCAATAGCGTTTTGTGCCAATGACCCTGTCTGAGCGTAAGCATTGGAGCTTATTCTCATTGCAACACGGTCTGTTATAACTGTGTGAACTCCGACAACTGTAGGTGTAATGGAGAACAAAGTGTCTTCCATTTGCTGTGGGTTATCTAGTTCTGTGTTTTCTGATACAGCCTGTGCGCTAAGTTTCGCCATTGAAACTTCGTTCCAGACAGTACCGGTATTTTCGTCAAGTCTTTGCCTATCTACTAGGTTAGGCATTACGCCCGCAAATTCTCTTACAATTCGAGCAGAAGCTATCATTGTAGGAATCGAATCAGCGAGTGCATCTGTGGTTGTATTCCCTGATGCCATAATTAAACTCCTAATTTAATCTATATGCGGATTCCCTGCTTTCTAAGCACTTCAGCCGCTTGTGCTATTTCTTCTCTGGAAACCGAGGTATTAGAGTCGCCCATTCTGGTTAGTAGATTGTTTGCACTTGCGTTTGACGGAGCTGATGACGTTGAATCAAGATCCAATGTATTTAGCCCGTTTTCCTCTGCAAACTTCCTAACCCTATCTTCGGCGGCTTTAGTTAGCTGATCTTTTTCAGCCAACCTACGGTCTCTTTCTACCTTTCTCATGGTTCTATTGAATTCAGCATGAGCCTGATAGATACCCGCCAAATCCTGCTTTTCATATGCAGGACTCCATAATTCCCGAAAAGTTGCTAGTTCAGGTGCGGTCTGTAAATCTAGACCGCTTTCTGTAACTATTTCTTCTATTTCGGCAATAAAGCTATTTGCAGTTCTCGTGAAGTTATTGGTAGCTTTCCGGGTTGCAGCGTTTGCTTCAACCTTTTGTAAGTCTTCCATATATGCTTCTTGATCCTGCGTGCTTTGGTGGCGTATTAACGCTTGGACTGTATCTACTAATGTCGCCACATTGTCAGAGAGATCGTCAAATTGAGGATTCTCTTTTTGTTGACTTCGTAGCCGACCCTGAAGAGCCTTGTTGTCATTCTCAAGTTTCTTAGACTTTAATTCTTCGGCCTTCAGTTGCGCTTGCAGAGTTTCCATAGTGGGCTGTTGTGCATTTGAGTCTTCCGGAGATGTGGTTGCAAGGCCATCAGCTACGGGAGTCTGTTGCTCAAGAGTTCCAGTTCCTTCTACTTCTGCTTCTACTGACGAGGTTGTGCCGTTATCGGAAAAGCTCGCCGTTTCGTTTTGTAATGTCATTAAAGCACTCCTGTGATTTAATCATTTATTTGATTGTAGCAATTATTTTTATTTGATCAAAATTATTTCTGTCATTTTAGGCAAAAAAAAGAGTATCCCTACCTAAAATTAAGGAGTAAGTAAAGGCGTTTCTTGCTCCTTTTTTATTTTTGAA